TGTCGTTACCATCTTGCAGGTGCCAGGCGCAAAGACCGGCTTGTTTGCCTAAAACTTCTGCGAGTTCATTCGTATCTAACTCACATGAGTCCCAGCCTGAGTTGAACGCTGTGAAGTTCCCGCCGCTCGCGATCTTGCCCAGTTCGGGATCGAGGTGAGGAACGACCCCGAGGTTTACAGAGCAAATGAACTTCATGGGATGTCGCTGAGCGCCTCTAGTATGGCCTGTTTTTGGGCGAGCGAACCTTAAGACAGAGTGAAGAACCCTGTCCTGGTGCGCTTTCGAGTGGGTTTGATTCTACGCCTGCGGATGAAGTTCGTAGTAACTTTTTAAAACTTGCAGCCAACTCTCGCAATCCTTCTCAACTTCTTCAGAACCGAAAGTGAATATTTGAGTGTTGAATTCTTTAATGGCAGTTGTAACGATGATCTGCGTCTTAACTATCTTAATGCCGAGGCAAGCCTCTGCAGCTAACTTGTAGGCAGCGAGCTGAAGCCTCGTCTTCTTAGTTTTAAAAACTCCCGAGATCAGAGCTTTTTTTGTTTTCTCGTCGATGCTTTGACTTTTATTTGGGAATCGAGCTGAGTAGGGGCCATTACTGGTTTTGAAGTCAGCCAGAATGATCTCAGCATTCGAGTTCATATAGATCAAGTCACAACAGCCAGCATAACCATGGCCTGTAGACTCATCGTAGTAATGGATACGCCCGACGCCATCGTCTCCGACATACTGAGACCAGCGTGGTTGGTTAAACGGCTTCTCGCTCCAGAGCACCCGACCACCATCTAAAAGGTCATCCAGTAGCTCGGGAACACCCTCCCAGTAAGGTTTATATTGCTCTGATGGGATTACTTTGAGCCCACGTAAATAATCCTCTACACTGTTGTGTATCCAAGTGCCTCTAGTTGCCGCTGCATCAGCAGCACCTGGATTCATTAGATTCCAGTGCGCCAGTTTCTTGCGCGTCGTCTCGGTCTGGGTGGCGCTTAGAACAGAGGTTACGGAAGGAAGAGGTTTAGGAACACCAGCGCAAAGATAGTGCCTTAATCCGTTGATCGTTACTCTTGTATCGGACACAATTAACGTGTCAATTCCTAAATATATTAGAACGAACTTGACATTACGGGACCAGCATCTTCGTTATCTTCGTCCTCATCTTCATCGTCTAAGAAGAACTCAGACTTTTGATACTGATATTCACGATTCCGCTGGTCAAGCTCACCCATTAAGCACAGAGCAGCGGAGAATCCTTCGATGGTAATCTCAGCGCAATCCTCTGGCGAACGAGCATTACCCTGGTAGTCGACGCACTCAGTGAGTAGCTGTTGACCTACAAGTAATGCAGTGATTTTATCGAGCTGACGGTTCTGTTCTTTTTGAAGCTCGATTAACTGATCTAATCGTCGAAAGAGCCGCTTGCTCATAGCTTGAGGTCTTGTGGGCGATGCCACCCTACTTCGAAATCGATAGTTGTATTAACCTGCGCAGTTCCTGGTTTTTGAAACACGAACCACGCAGAAGTTACAGGGTCCTTTGAATTAGTACCATCCGCACGAAAGGAGGGTCTCGGGCTCAAGATCTTAATGTTTGTGAGGGATGCGTCCCGTAAGAAATCTTCGCGTGCTCGCGTAGGCTCTAGGAACGTTAAACGATCTAGCACGCACACACCTTTCCTAGCTGCTTGCAGACCGCACTCGGTTATCCACTTTGTATAGTCTTTCATGCCCTGGGTGATTGCGATGACCCAATCAATTTTCCCTTTCTGCTGTGACCACCACGCAAGGTCTACTAAGTTCTCCTCGCTGTCGTTTGTGATTATGTCTGACACGTTTGCCTTACTTACTTGCTTCTCAAGCGCCTTCTCTGGATCGTATGGCAGGAGCACCGTACCTTCAATAAGACCTGAGTTACGGATAGGATCAAAGATGTAACGAGGGACGCGGTAAAAATTTGACATGTCTGAACAGTTGGTAGACAAACTGCGCTCTCACTTAACACTTGAGCAGCAGTTCACGCACCGTGCTTTCTTGGACGGCATGGGTAAGCTTAGCCGCAAAGAAGCTCGTGAAGTCCTTGAGGTGGTTTACGCGAATTACTTGATCCGGGCCAAGCTGCTTGAGAACATTATCAAGTACTGTGTAGCTTACGGTGTACACCTTCCTTCTTTTGGTGATTTGTTGGAAATGTAGGCACAAAAAAGGGACGCTTTCGGCGCCCCTCGTGGTGAACAATCCAGGTACAGCTTAACTAAAAATCAAGCCCAGCAGCCTTGAGCGCTGCTTTTTGATCATCCGTAAGCTCCTTTTTGTCTGCAGCCTTCTTTGGTTGAGGAGGAGCTTCTGCTTTGGCACCAGGAGCACCAGCACCTGCAGGCAAGGCAGCCAAACCAGCCGGAGCGGCACCTTCTAAGCGCTTCGGGTTAGCTTCGATGAAAGCTTCCTTAATCGCTGCGTGATCTTCTCCAAGAGGTAGCTCAACCAAATGAGCACCGGAGATAGTACTGCGTAGAGCAGACGCCACCAGATCTCCTGAACCAGAGTCGAGCCAATTACCGATGTCTTCGATGAGCTTTTGCTCTTCATCCGTTTGAGCGGGACGATCCCTGAACTCTAAGACGTTGTAATTGATCTTGGCCCCATCTGCGCCAGTCATCGGATCGCGTTCGTTAAAGGACTTTTGAACGAACTTGGTCTCTGTGATGACTTCGCCTACGTTAATACGGTTGTTATAGAGCGTCTGGAAGTACGAGATGAAGTTCCTTTGAGACGACTTACCACTGATGATGCTAGTGCATACGCACCGAGGCGGAAGCAGACGATGGTTAGGTGCAACACCAATGTAAGCAATACGAATAAACTCCTCATGCGACCGCATACCGAGGTTGCCGAAATACGGCGTGAAGCCGAGTAGGACAAACGAAATCGGTATCCCATTACCGTTACTGTCGACGATCGCCGCTTCGCTATCAGTATCGGATTTCCAATAGCGGCTTTGAAGATCGATTCGGAGTGTGTGCGGCGGGACTTGACAGAGAATCTCATCGGCCGAAAATTTGCCAGCAATAAAAACCATGATTCTTAATCAGAGAGAGAAGTCCAGAGATCCGAGAGCAGCCGTGGACACCTTGCCTTTATCAGGGTCGGCAGCCTTGGCAGGAGCAGCTTTCTTGCTGCGAGGCAGATAGAGAATTTTCTCTACGCCGTAGTTAAGGTACTTACGATCTTCTTTTTCGCTAGTGCTTACGCGACCGACTGCGATAGTCGGTGTGCCAGGAGCAAGCTCAGCTAGTTGCGATGACAGAGCATCCCAAGCTGAGAGCTTGAACCAGGACGTTTCGCCTTTTTCGTCCTGCCAAGCCAGAGAACGGTTGGTGACGGTGTTGTCTCCAAGCTGAGTCTCCTCAGTCACAGGACCCAAGCCACCCGTGGACACAAACAAGTTGACTGCCAGGAGATCATCCCAGTTGTCATTTGTTACCACAAGCATGGGCTGCATTTGAAGTACACCATCTGGCGTAGTCTTCGTTGGACCGATCGCGAAGATTGTCTGCTTTTCTTTGAGATCCTTAAGAATTTTTCCGTTGTACTGATCTTCCTTTGTAGAGAGCTGTACCTTTGTTGCGACACGTCGGTCGCTTGAAGGTAGAGACTCAGCTAAGACATGTACGACTTTGTTTTCGTCGACGTCGGCTGCGTCAGTGATGCGCAGGCCCAGCATGAAAATGTTCACGGTTTAACGTTCGGTAGATCGTTGAGCGGTGTACCTTGAGTGCCTTAGCAATCTCCTTTACAGGGACGCCTTGGCTGGAGAATGCTAGTACCAAATTCGTGTCTGCGTCACCAAGTTTTGATGCTTTCATCTTCTTGTAAGAGTTGTGGTACGGGTTGACACAAAGCCGGTTACCGCAAGATGGCTTCACGCAACCATCTTTGTTGATTTCAAGATAATCTAGTATCAAGGGGCGCACGTAGTATCTGGCTCCTAGTGCATATACGACTGGGGATCCGTTGCAAAACGAGCCTGTCCAGTCCTCACAGTGCTGGTGCTGGTAGTCGCTCGCTGCCAATTTTCTAAAAAGAATGGCTAGATCGCTCTTGGGTATGCTCTTGTATGATAGTGAGAATGTATTAGCTTGGAGCGCACGGACTATATCGGCAGCTTGAGCCTGCGCGTGGTTGGAATCGTTTGCCGTCACAGCTAGCTCTAGTTTTTTTTGATCTCGCTCAATGACTAGACAGTAGTCAGTAGACGTCATTTGGCTGGAAATCTGCCGCCTCGATAATACGTCTACGATCTTGTTCGTTTGCAGCAAAAATGGGGTACAGCCCAAGCCATACCCCAAATTTACCTTGAAGAAGGCGTTTTAGTAACCTCACGAACTCTTCGCTACTGCCTATAGCGTAGCTCGTAATTCATTCAGCGATTAAGCCGCCTAAAGCTTCTTTGGCTTTTTCGCCAAAGTGGAGACCTTCTGCTTCTACGCCAGCGACAATTTCTTTATCGCTGAAACCAGCTTCGCGAGCCCTTTCTAATGCAGCCAAACCGAAACCGTTAGGCTCACCGTTAACGCCTTTGAAGGATCTAAAAGTCACAGCAGTAGACATAGATCTAATAAGAGACGCTAAATATTAACCTAAAAGTCTCTGAGCTGCTTCTCCGAGCCTTGTTCCCTGAGCAACCGCACGTCGAGCCGCCTCTGCGGTACTTATACCCTGCTCACGGGCTGCTCTTTCGATACCCGCTAAACCGATCGCACCCGCTGTACCACCTTGAGAAGGCGGTGCCGCGTAACTTGCAATAGCCGGAGCCGCTGGAGCGGGAGGTTGATAGGTTTGAGCAGCGCCGACGCCCAGGTTTCTAGCCGCTGACTCTCCGAATTTAAGACCTTGTTGTTGTGCGAGTGATCTGATGGCGTCATCCGAAAGACCCTGAGCACGCATCCGTTCAACTGATGCTTGTCCTAATGCACCAGCTGTTGCACCTTCTCCGGTGTACCCCTTAAGGTCAGTACTGATACCGAGACCACGAGCTGCTTGCTCCCCAAATGTGAGATTCTCAGCGCGTGCCTTACCGAGGATTTCCTCTGGTGTGTAACCGAATTCCATCGCACGCCCCACCCCCATGGCGCCGATAGAACCAGCGGTACCGCCTTCTCCTATAAAGCTACTAAGTAGGCGATCGGCCTTTTCCTGAACCGGAGCTTCCTCTTCCTTGCCCCCCGTGGACGTTTGGGTTTCTCCACCAATAGCTGACGAGAGCTTTGGAGCAAGCTCAAATGTCGCTGTTCTTGATGGAGTTTTTGGTGCTTTATAAGTCATCGTGCTGGGGCTACGCCCTTTCAGCTGGCTCTCAACCCGAAAAGTAGGAGCGAATCCTTCAAAACCTTCGACAGCACCTCCCTCTTCGTCTTCGAAAAGAGATGCTAAATCGAACCCAAAGATATTTCCGGCTTTACGAAGAGTACGGCCGAACTTTTCGTAATCAGGATTAGTAGGAGTTGCCGTCATCGCTAAAACCTAGTAGTTACGGATTAGCCGCAGAATACTGTATTTACTTTAAACGATATTCGTTTATGCGACCCAGTTTTATTTTGCCTTTGCCTGCTCAAAAGTTTTAAACCCAAAGAATTGAGGGGCAGATGACGCCCGAGGGGAGCCTTCCATGGTTTTAAACCCCGTGAACGGAGTAACCGCTTGCGTGTTTCCGTAACCGCGAGCTCCCGTTTCACTTTCGCCCTGGCCTTCTCGAATCTTTTTAAGCTCAGGGAAATAATCCGCGAGCACGGATCCTTTTTCTTCGGCAGCCGTGGTTAACGGCACACCAAAAAAATCTCCTGCAAATCGCATGACTACATCCGCTCTGTTTACTTATTCTCGATAAAAAATCTCTTTAGGTCAAACCCAGGCCCTATTGTCCCTTTAAGTACACGCATAGTCATTTTAGCCTTTTCATGGCATGTAAAGTATAACGCTTTTTCTTTGTTTGATGTGTAGCTCACCAAATTGCGCCTTTCTTTGTCTAAACAGTCACTGACATACATAGAGTCCTTTATAATGACCCACACCTCTTGGAAACGCAGGAGCGGCATTGCCTTGGTCTCGTCGAGGGTGTACAATCTCGACCTCAAGGCTACCTTTTTACTGGTTTTTTTGACTACACATTTTTTAATTTCTTCTGTGTTTTTTTTGGTTTCTTTACATTCTTGAGCTACGGGAAGGTCTAGTTGTTTCTTAAGGCTCCGTGCTTTATTAGCCGCTTCTAAAGCGCTGGAGAATACGTCAACCGTAAAACAGATCCCACTGGACATTCGCACACAGCCCACATAACCGTTTTCCGTCTTTGCAGTAAAGACTTCTTTTTCCTTTACCGCATCCAGATTCAGAATCTCTACGGCCGCGACGGATTTCTTTTTGTGAGAGCCTGAGGTCTTTTTCTCCTCTTGTATCTGCGACGCCGTGTGGATCGCTAAACGACCTTGTTCGTGCTCCGTTGTTGACTTATACCCATCCCAAACGACAGAAGCGTAGTGCCTGCGGTCGCCTCTCTTATTCGTTTTCACGAATACTTCTTTAACGGTGCCTACGCGAGTGCCGTTTACGTACTGTGAGACTTGATCCTTTACCTTTTGATCTGCAAAAGGATTAAAGCAAGTGATGTTTTTTATGTTCTCTGTGACTCGATCACCTACTTTAAATTTGCTTGGCGATAGGGGCCGGGAGCGTTTTTTAGTTTGAGTCATGATCACTTGTCCGCCCAGTCGTCACCGAAACTAGCATCAGCTTTTGCCGGTACCTCTTTGAGGATGGTTTCTGCAGCCTCTTTCATACAACGCTCCAGTGTTTCTTTGTAGTGTTCAACCTTGTCTTCAACGGCTTCAAGCACGATTTCATCGTGAACACAGGCAACTAAGTGAGCCTCGTCACCAAGGTGAGGGCTCAAATTCGCCAAAGACAGCTTAAGGATATCAGCACCTGCGCCTTGTATAAGCGTATTGGCACACGCAGTCATGGTTGCGTCGTCGTACGAAAGCAAGCGCCTCCTTCCCAGAGGGGTTCGAACGTAAGTCCAACCATCCTCAACCAGAGCTGCGCGTTCGCGGTGCCATTGCCTGAGCCGTGGATAAGCGTTGTGGAAAGCCTGATGCGCGACCTTGGCTTCTGAGAGTGAGATGATTTTCCCGCTCTGCGCTGCGTAAGTCTTGTACTTTCG